CGTCTAACTGCGCCTTGGTATACTGATGAGCCGCGACCCCCACAGTCCGATGGAATGCCGTAAGCGTTTGGCGTGGACAATTGCCTGCGAGCGTGCCGTTGTTACAAAAGAAGATGCTGTAGAGATTTATAACAAAATAATGAAAGAGTTTAATGACATTGATAAACGCAAGCAATACAAAGAACGAGTCCAATGAGACTCATCAATCTTAAGAATTAGTCGATAGGATGCTTGGATTGGCAGCCGTAGGATAAGAAAACAACTCAGCCTCCCTCTCCATGGACATCACTGTCGGCATGGGTGAGTGGATGAATAGTCTCATGAGTCGCATGTCTAGTGCGATGGATGGGGACTGTTTTTATCTGCCCACCGCCATGCATCTCCATGCGTACACAATCTTAAAGGAAGGCTCTTTCCCCGATAAAAACTTTAAAGTGGCTATACAAGAGACTCAGGTTCCGCAATGACACAAAAACAATACGCATTAAAACCCGGTGAAATCCGCCTTGAATTACTTCCGTTGGATTGGCCCCTCACACCGCTTGGGGCTCGGAAAGATCCATACATCACTGGATGGCAGAACCGTCCATTCAGCGTTAAAGATATCGAAGAAGAACTCGTCTCTGGTAACTGTAAAGCCATTGGTTTGCTTGGTGGCCCTGTCTATAACCATCCCTATGGCTTGGTATGGGTTGATGTGGATGGACCAAGCGTATATGCACGCGTGGAAGAACTCTCGGGTCTTCCGTTTAACGATGCACTTCCTCCAACACTGACTATCCTCAGTGGAAAAATTGGGCGCGAACGGAAGCTGTATCGCCTACACCGTGATAAACACAAGCATTTCGTCCGTAACAAATACACCTGGCACGGGGAAGATAACGGTGAAAAGCTGGAAATTCTTTGGAAGCGGCACCAGGGTGTTGTCATGGGTCTGCACCCAGAGACAGATGGTTACTTCACCGCAGAAGAGCAGGGGTTTGATTGGGTTGACAAGCTGCCTGAATTCCCGGACTGGCTGCTGACTGCCATCATTAATAAAAACGTCAAGCTCGGAACTCCTGCTAAGGAGATCACTCGGATGGTAACGCCAACATCCGTGGTGCAATTTGAAGTTAACTTGGATCGTGACATCCAGGTTGCCAGGGAAGCAATGTGGGCATTGCCCTCAGATGCTGCCGATGATTACGACATCTGGATCACAGTTGGTCAATCACTGCACAGCTTGGATGAGTCCTTGCTGGATGAGTGGGATAACTGGTCCAAGCAATCGGATAAGTACAAGGAAGGTGAGTGTCATCGCCGTTGGTTGTCTTTCAGCAAAGGTGGGGGTCGTGGTATTGGATCGTTGATTCATGTGGCACAACAAAATGGTTGGGTCCAAAGTCAAGAACATCGTGTAATGAATGTTGATGATGCGACATTAGAGCATCTAGCTGCCGTGGTTGAACGTGTTGATTTTGATTTAAAACAAATGGAAACCCTTGAAAAGACTCTTGATCCAGGTACTGCAGAGTTGTGGAACGCAACAAAGCTTGAGCTGGATCACCGCAAAGGAAAGAAAGAAAAGGAAGAAAAAGAAAAACGGCTTTCATCCGATGCCATTGCCGACAAAGTGTTCGACATGTATAAGGGGAACCTCCGATACAGTCAACCGCATGGTCAGTTTTTCTTATACAACAAGAGGAAAGGATTATGGGAGGTAATGACCAGGGTTGAGATGTTGGGCGATGTTCGGGAGAAATTGAAGATTTTGGTTGCCACCGAGGAGAAATTCACTGGGTTCAGCACCAACCTGATGAATGACATCTACACGCAACTTCAATCGATTGTGCCATTTGATGAATGGTATGACGGCTCCGAATACCTGTTGTTTACCAATGGTGTTTTGGATGTTGAAACCAGGGAGCTGCTGCCATTCACCAAAGATCTCTACATGACGCAGCAGATGCCATATGAATATGATCCTGCTGCAACTTGTGAAGACATTATTAAATGGCTGAAGCACACACAACACGACAACTGGCATCGTGCTCAGGTGCTACGTGCTTGGCTGCGGGCCACACTTCTGGGGCGCTACGAAATTCAGAAGTTTGTTGAGATTGTCGGACCAGGTAAATCTGGTAAGTCGACTTACGCCAACCTTGCCGTTGCATTGGTTGGGAAACAGAACACTTATTCCACAGACTTTGAGAATCTGGAGAAGAACAGATTTGAAGCAGCTAGCTACATGGGTAAAAAGCTGTTGCTGTTCCAGGATGCTGATCGTTGGGGCGGTTCGGTTTCCAAGTTGAAGGCCATTACGGGTAATGATTGGATCCGTTCGGAACGTAAGTATCAAACCGAAAGTCAAGATCCATTCCAATACCATGGGATGGTCATGATTACGGCAAACGAAGCCATCCAGTCCACCGACTACACATCTGGTCTTGCTCGTCGTCGTCTCACCATTCCGTTCGATCGTCCATTCACGGGTGGACAAGCAGAACAAAAAGAACTGATTAAATTTGATATCAAGGGTAATCCACAGGGAGTCTTTGCTCCTTTGCTGCCAGGTTTGGTGAATTGGTTGCTGGATATGTCAGAGGAGGATATGCGTCTGTATCTGATGGAGACCGGCAAAAATGTCGAGTTCTTCCAGAAGTATGAGAAGATGCAGAGCCTGCGGTCTAATCCTTTGCTGGATTGGATGGAACACAAGGTTGTGTTTGATCCAGGGGTCTCATCTCCTGTTGGTTTTTGTAAGGTGATGCCCAGTGGTAGTTCGGGTTATTACTCAAATTGGGAGAACTGGTTGTATGCAAGCTACGCAGAATTCTGCCGTAGCTGTAATGTTGGCATCATGTCACGCGGTCGATTTGAACCTCTGTTCCTGGATATCTGTCGCCACCAGTTGAAGATCAACGTGTATGGTGTTAAGAACAGCAAGGGTTTACGCATCGTTAACGCCGTTGTTCGTGATGCAAATAAAACCAAATACAAAGAATATCCTTCCATTGTTGAAGCTGCTGCCAGACCGGAAGAATATCAAGATTTTTATGGAACGTCTCTAGCGGTAAGTACCGATGAGATAATGGATGAAAATGCACCAGACATGTGAGTAACGGTCGCCACTTAATCTTGGATCTATATGAGTGTGATCCAGGGATCCTTGATGATTACGAGGAGCTTCAACGTTTGCTTGAGGCTTCTCTTGTGATGGCCGGTGCCAAGATCTTGCGTGTCTTTGGGGAAAAATTTGAACCGCAAGGGGTTACGCTACTTGCTTTGCTGGCAGAATCCCACGCATCTATCCATACCTGGCCTGAGATTGGCTACGCAGCAATTGATTTGTACACCTGTGGTGATACAACTAATACGCACAGGGCTGCAGAGTTCTTGAAGAAGAAACTAAATGCAAAAGAAATAAGTGAGATGGAAGTGACGCGTTCAGTAACTGCACCGAGTTGTGTATAGTAACCACAGAGATTCTGTGGTAATGACTCAAAAACCTAAGCTCCTTTGGTGCGGTGACATCATCGCAATGACGGGTTTTGCGCGTGTAACTGAAAACGTACTTGAACGTATTTGTGATGCGTATGAAGTCGTTGTGCTTGGTAACAACTACTGGGGTGACCCGCATCCTCTCTGTAACAAGTACAAGATCTATCCATCATCCAATCGATTTCAAACAGCGCCGTTCGGTGAGCAACGGATGCGTGAAATTGTTGAACGTGAAAAGCCGGACCTTGTTTTTGTGATGAATGATCTTTGGATCTTGAATGAGTTGTATCGTCAGATCCAAGACATCCATAAGGCGGGCGCCTTCAAGTTTGTTGGGTACTACCCAATGGATTCGTATGGGTGGACTGGATGCATCCTCGATACCATGAATGAATGGGACGCATCTGTTTGTTATACGGAATTTGGCGCCAAAGAGGTGGTGGCCTCTGGTTACAGCAAGCCTGTTGCGGTCATTCCCCATGGTGTGACTGCTGGTCAGTTCTATCCCATGGATCGTAAAGAGGCTCGGCGCAAGCTCAACCTCAAAGAAGATATCTTCATCGTATTCAACGGGAACAGGAATCAGTTCCGCAAACGGATTGATATCACGATTGATGCCTTCGCCAAATTTGCGGTTGGGCGTCCAGATACTCAGCTGTATCTGCACATGGGCATGAAAGATCAGGGGTGGGACGTGATGAGTCTATTTGCTCGTGCCATGCACCGGCAAGGTTTGGACCCCAATGGTCGCATCATCATGACCACGCAAACCGAGGCACCTCCCAATGTGGACGTGGAGCTGCTGAACACGATCTACAACTGCGCCGATGTGGGTGTCAACACCTGTAAAGGGGAAGGACATGGTCTTGTGAACCATGAGCACGCATCCTGTCGCGTTGCTCAAATCGTTCCGGATCACACGTCATGCAAGGAAATCTTTGATGGCTACGGCAAGTTGATCCGTTGTGACCACGTTGATGTGGATACCAACTACTCCAGGGAGATGCCCTGCCCTTCCGTTGACCACCTGGCAGACCTGCTGGCGGAATTGTATGAAGATCGCACAGAACTGGACCGTGTGGCGCAAGCGTGTTATGAGCGGGCAACCAGCGACATCTATGTGTGGGATACGGTGGCCTCTCAGTTTGGCGGCATCTTTGAGGATGTGCTGAACCAAGTGGATCATTCAGTCCAACCTGAGATCAGTGAGAAACCACGGAAGGTGAAGAAAAGCAAAAGCCTGCGGAAGGTCCCGCTTGGGGCAGTAAGCTGATCAAGAGTCTCGTGGGTGGCCCAGCCTCTGCTTCGGCAGGGGCTTTTTTGTGTCAAAAAAATCTCATGCGTCGCACGTAAGACTTGGAATGGGTCCGCCAAGGGGTGGGTTGAGGTCGGACTTTGGTCGGACTTTCCGACTTTGGGGGTATTTCTATCTTTAATCACACGAGGCCCTTACATTTTGACACCCAAAGTGTAAGGGGTTGTGTCTTATGCGTCTCATTTGGTCTCAAGACGAGAAACCCTTACACTTTGGTGCACGAAATGTAAGGGAGTAAATAGAATAAAGATGAAACAGGGGGCAAAGTCGGAAAGTCCGACCGTCCCATCCCTTCCATCCATGGCCAACCTCCCACGCAAAATGACCAAGATCGCCCAGCAGCACAGCGGTTTCAGGCATATACCCAACGTGGAGGCCCTAAGTACGGATGAACTAACGCAACACGGTCTTTACCGTGGATACCCCTGCGCCCATGGTCACGACATCCGTTCTCTTGACACGCACTGGTGCTACAAGTGCGCCACCAAGATCCGTGACAACATCTGTGGGTTTGACCTGAACTACCTCCATGGGGACTACAAGCACAAGTACGCGAGCCTGTGGTCCCAAATCGCTGTTGGTGATCCTGGTGAGTGCTGGGAGGCTCCTCAGCTCACGAAGAAACGCGTCTGCATGCCTTCCTACCGATCTCTGTACACCAAGGACAAGTCAGGCAACATCAGTGCCCAGAAGGCGATCTACCACTGTGCCTGGGGGGATGTGGGATCTATGTTCGTCACACGCACCTGCGGGAACAAAAGCTGTCTCAACCCTCTGCACTTAGTCTCAAGCTGGAATCGTTTGTTCCCACCGTCCACGATCAGCCCATTCGATTACGAGTTCAAGCCAGAGAAATTAATGCAGTTTGTACATTCTCAATCTGAGACTCAAGTGCGTTTGCTAAGAGAGCGTCAGTACAAACGTACGATCCAACACCCGTTAGTAAACCAGAATTGCCCCGTTTATGATGATATATACCGGTAGAGCTACAAAATAAAATGGCAAGAAACCAGTTGAGCCAAGCTCAACGTACACAAAACAATCCTTTGGTTCTTGGTAATTTTAATTCCACAACAATTCGCTATCTACACGGATCCCTGGGACCTCAAAACAAAGTCATCGGACGTGCAGATACAAATCAAACGTCTAATGGTGGCTATGGCGGTGGAACATATAACCACTGGTTCTAAGTCAACATTTTGTCTCCTGCTTGGATCATTATTACCAAAGGCCCACCGCGCCCCAAGTACATTCAAGTCTCTGTCTATGACTTAAACAAAACCCCCATCCAGGGCGAAGCAATCTTTGATGCTGATTCTGTCCAGGTGCCAACTGGCAGCACTGTTTATGTGCCGTATTTAAATACGGTGATGAGTGCTCCATCTGATCTTTACAATCAATTTTCTAATTTGCGTCTGGATCGTGGGGATGAGCGTTATTATCCGTTGAATGCAGGTAGTTACTTGATTTGTGTTTCAACAACACGTAACGAGCCCTTGGCTTACAACCTTGCTGTTGTTGTTGAATTTACCACGACAGAAGGATTTTTTGAACTAGAAGACGATGATGGAAGCGTGTTCCTTCTGGAGACGGACATCGCGACATCCACAACTGAATTTGTTTCTTCTCCTATTACGACAAATAGAACAATTCCAGCCGATCCAACGGCTTTAAATGCATATAGTTCATTCAATGTACAAATTAATTCCGGTGTTACAGTTACCGTAACGGCTGACGCTACCTGGTTAATTGGAGGTGAAATTCCTGTTGAACAACAAGATCTTTATAAGATTGTTCTTGAACCAGGAAATGATGCGTATTGGGACACAATCCATGATCACTCTCTATCCGAATGGGTAGACTCCTGGGAGCGAGATCACCAAGACACAGAACCGTTCCCGGATCTTCTGGTTCCTTTAACCAACAGGCCATGATTAAAACCTTCTTGCGTTGGCTGTCCAAACCTAAAAAACAAACCGTGCATCCTTGGTTTGTTTACTGCCAGCAAAATCCTCATGCTTTGGGTTGTCGTATTTACGATGTTTAAAGATTGAATAAAACGCATCTCCTTTTAGAATAAAAGAAACGGAGTAAATCCATGTCTAAACTTAGTGAGTACATTGAAATCGCGCTGTCGATTCATGCTGCTGCCTCAATCATCTGTGCGTTAACGCCTACGCCCAAAGATGATGCCATCCTTGGTAAAGCCTATAAAGTGCTGGAGTTTCTGGCCCTGAATATTGGTCGCGCTAAAGAACGTTGATCAATCAGGCAAAGCTTGAAACCAAAACACGGTTCCATTTTGTTTTTCTACCCAATCACGCGTTGCATAAGCGTCACTCTTATCTAGGGTGACGCATTTTTTTTCGTCTCCAATTTCCCAGCAGATATTGACACGGATCCGTGGCTCTTTATATTTCTTCATCTCAGTAGTCCCAACGGACGCGCGGCCTGCCTTCTCTGATGCCAAGGTGAACAAACCCTTTTGGTGCACCGTATCCTAGGCTATAAGGCCAGTTTTGATCGCACCATCTCTGCACAGTGTAGATGTCTACACCTTCAACGTAAAAATCAACGGCACCCTTGGACGGTTTGTCGTATGTGTGCTCGCTATTCTTTGCACCACCAACTTGTGTGTTGATGGGCTCTGGTCGAGATGCACTGGTGATGATTAAAGGTTTGTTACCAAATTGCTTGCGAACTCTTTCCAGAAATAAACACAGTTCTTTTGCTGTATCACACTGGTATTGCTTGGTAAAACGACGCTTTTCTTGATTGAGTGTCAGTTCGCCATACGTAATGTTGGGCGTCACTTTGTAGCTGAATGGGCTCCAGGGATTGAAGTTATTGCTGTGAGGATCTTTAGGATCTTGTTTGCTACCGCTGTTGCCCAGCTGACGATCCAGGATTTGAATTAATTTGGTACTGTATTCTGGATCAGTTGCGTATCCTTCTTTTACTAAAAGTTGGCAACATTCATTCCGAGATTGAGCGCGATTAACTCCTTTAAAACGTCCAAAGTCCTTGTACCAGCGGTCAACAAGGTATGAAACGCAGGTGTCAAGATCTGGAAAATCAAGGAAACCAGCCTTGATCGTGATCCATTTGCCGTTAATGAACTCTTGTGTGTTAACCGTAGAGCCAGATCCCTTCAACCCAAAGAAATTATTAACACCTGACGTGTGTTTCCCCCAGCCTGACTCTAGTGCCCACTGAGCACAAACGCATTCAGGAAATTTAGCTCCAGCTTCTTTAGCTGCTGCGTACACGCCATCCCAAGTGTTTTCATACTTGGTTTGTGGTTTAACAACTCTGCGGTATTTAGATGCAAACGTTTCGATAGTTTCAGGATCAACCTGAGTTTGCAACCATTTCCATGCATCAATTTGGTGCTGCTCTTCCTTGTAATGCTTTGCAGCATCTGTAAATTCTATTGTCATCGACCTAGAGCTTTTTATTAACTCTAGGTCAGGTCAATAATTATGCAGGTGGTGTTGGCCACACAATATCCCAGGGAAAACCGGCTTGTGCTGTTACATCACGAAGGTCTTGACGGTATGCGGCCCAGGTTTCGTGATCGACTGGGGCATCAGGAAGCTGAGTCCAATCACAAGCGGCCAAAAGTGAGTTGCGTTGTGCACGCACGTTGGTAGCTTGGCGTTCGTCAGCCTCGTTTTTTTCTTCCGGCGTTAAAGCAACAATTGACCATTGCTGAGTCCACGTGCCATCTATTTGTGCAGGCGCAACTTCGTCTACTTTTTCTGTGGCAGCGTTATACGCAGGTATTGCTGTTGTTAAAAAAGGATAGATATTAAAATCAGGAAATCCTTCGGCTGGAACATCACTGGGGAAACTAACGTTCGGATACGCTGCTTTAAGGTCGCCCGGTGTTAAGGGCCATTTTAACGGTGTTTGATCAGTGTTTAAAAGAATAAAACTAGCCATGTCACTTACGTATAATTAGAACCAGAATAAAGCAGGTTACTGCTCCAGGCAAGAGGGCTAAAGGATACAGAATCACTTGAACCATTATTTCCTCCTGTATAAGAAGCTCCAACATCACAAGTATATGTAGCGACTACACTTGCTCCGTTAATAATTTTAATTACAGCATTGCTTGTTGTTGCACCATAAGTGTCTACATCGTAATAGATAAAACCAACATAATCGCTTTCATTGATTCTTGCCAAAAAGCTGCCGTCTTGAGGAGCATAATAACTAAATCCGCTTTTAAACGTCATTCCCAAATCGGTTGGGGTTGGTGTTGTACTACTAAAAGGATTAACAGCGCAAACTTTAAAGTTATAACCACTAACCCCAGGAGATGTATCCCAATAAGGTAAATAAACGTATGTAGAATTACTTCCGACTCCAATAAAGACATCATAAGACTCCCAGCTCGCATAAGAGTAACCTCCACCTAAAGATGCTGGGTTGTATTCTGTTCCGTCAGTGTCAGTATTATTAAACCTGTAGTCATTGTTTCCAAAAGAATGCATTACTGCTTTTGTACTGCTCATGTTCATGCCTATATTTCTTGAATAATTATGCGTTTTTTGATTAATCGTTGCTGCACCCAGCGTTTTTGTTGATGGGTCCCAGGTTGCGGAATTTAGTGCTAAATAAAAATTGGCCCCTGTATAACCGCCAGTCCAAAAAACTTTGGTTCCAATGTTTGTCAATCCAGTTGCTGTTTCATCAAAAAACGTTGCAATTCCGTGTGTTTGAGCTATTTGATTTTCAGATGTTGGATACGCTGTAGTTATAAACGTATCTGTTGTTAAATCAAAAAGGTAAACATTGCCAAGATTTGCGGATACAGAAATCATTTCTGTAGTAGAAATTGGACTCATGCCTCCCATTTGTCCAATACTAGTTGGCAACGTTATTGTTTTAACGCTTGTCATTGTGTTACAGTCAATTTTGTAACACGTTGAGGTATCATAACGTGGCATTAAATATAAATACGGATTATAAAAAAATCCAGTAGGTCCACGTAAAACCGATCCTCCTGTTTGCGGTAAACTAAATGTTCCTATTTTGGTTCCCGTTGTTGTTACTCCGTGAAGATGATAGTAACCAGAACTATCCCTGCTACCAATAAACAGTAACGGCTCAGTGAGAAGAGTTGGATCACCTTTGGGGCCACCCATTAAAAGCCTTGTTACTGGATCCATTGCTTTAATTTACGTAATTAATAAGATAGTTTCCGCGCCAACGTGCTCCACCGTCATCAGTCACAAACATAAACAGATGAGTCTTGCCTGTCGTCAATGTGGGAGCCGTTGAATTAGGCCACTCTACACCGCTGAACCAAGTAATTGTTCCGCTGGTATGTGTAACTTCTAAAGTAAAACCGTATACATTACCAGATGATGGAACACCTGTAACAGTAAAAGTTGTGCCAGAAGTAACCGTTTTTGTAAAGTAATTTCCAAGGGTGCCAGTAATTGTTGATGCTGGAACTGTTTTTGCAACTCCTCTGTAATAACCAGTTACAGAGATGTCGATTAAACCTAAGGTACTTGCACTTATAAAAATTGTACTAAGATTACTGCAGGATACTGTGAGCGCACTTACTGTACTATCAAATAATCCGGTGTCACCAGAACACGTTGAAAACCGTCCGGTTGTTGCACTTACAGTGGTACCCGTGATTAACGCACCTGACACACGTGTTGTAAATACGCCTGATACACCTGTTATAAGAGTTGCGGCAACAGCGTTTCCAGTAACAG